AGAAGAAATAATAAAATTTGCAGATGACAATTTCGAAGAATACAACCCTAACTTTTTCGTTCTAAATGAAAACAATAGTGAGGCATATAGAGCATCTCAATTTTCCAAAGCATCTTTTATAAGACATTTTATGTGCGTTGACGAGATATACAAAAGGATCTCAACAGTAAAGAAGGCAAATTTTGAAAGAGGTGTGGGAAATACACATGAGTATTTAGAGTATATAGGTAATAAAAAGCCTGATATAATTTTTGAGAATGAAGAAACAATTTTTATAAGCGATTTTACTTACACTAGTTATTTGAATAAGTCAAACGCTGACAAAGAGAAATACTCCAGATACAAAGACATAGGGCTATCTTTAATGTTGACGGGGAAAAATGTAGAACACTGCCATTTCATATGTTTTCCAGGTGTGAAGTCGAGAGATCTTAACAATTTGTTATTAGACAATCTCAACAATGTAGAGGATTTGTTGGCAACAATAGAAATGATATCAGTTCGAATTAGAAGAATACAAAATAAAATACGTTCAGAGATCACATCACCTTCAGAGTTTTACCTACTTGTTAAGATGAATAAATATGTTACTCAGGATGATGTTATGTCTGAATTCTCATCAGAATTTGAGCAGATTTTGTCCACACTATGTAATCAAGACACAGATATAGAGAGCTTGACAAATATGGTGAAATTAGCAAATGATTTTCATGCAAATGATTTCAATTTTGGGAACGAACTTGATGATAAAATAATCGAAACAATTATGTCAGATAAACACAACAACTTAATTTATGAAGAGACCACAGGAGACTTGATATCCAAAGAGTTTCAAAAAACTTGTCAAGACATTTGTCGCAACTATACAAGCTATCAGAGTAAAAGCTCTATTCCTATCTTTTCAGGCTTTGAAAGTGCAGGGGAGCTAGTTTTAAAAGAGATGTTAAAAAAGTTCTCAAAACCACTATTTGATATAGCATATCCAGAACTAGGCGAGAATGATTTGAAAATTTATAACGGTTTCCCTGTTGAAAATGCTAAAAGTTCTAAAGTCTGTGCGCCTCAGGTTATAAAAGGGGACAAAAACTGGATAAAAGATATATTTAAGGTTAATAAAGAGAAGATAGACTATTCCAATTCAGAACCACTGGGGAAATATAAAGAAAAAGTTGAAGAGCCTAGTTTCTTTCCTGATGAAGCTAATAACACGCTATTTATTAAAGAGCTAGAAAGGTTGTCATCCAAGTCTACTTACCCTCTCAGCAAGGATATAACTAATTATCTGAAAGACAGTAGAGGAAAAGTGGATTCTGTTATGGATGAGATCAGGAACGAATCGATAGACTTGATAGATTCTATAATGCCTTTGTGTGACAATTTAATGTTTGAGTCTTTAGTTAATATCACAAAATTGTGTAGAGATTTGATATGTCAAGATTTCTCTCAAACTAGAGGATTTAGAAAATTTGTGATATCCCCAGGAAATCTAATATTACAATGCAAGGGTTCGAAAGCAAAGCAATATCAGACATCTCGACCAATTATTCAGGTAATATGTAGTAAGAATAAGTTGTATATAGAGAAAATGATCTATGGAGTTTTCAATGAGTATAAAGATAATGATTTCTATCTTTATATATCTGAACCTAGGAGTATACCCTCCACTTACATAGAGTCATCTCTATCTTCTCTAAGTACAATTATTGCCGGTGCTGTTGTTATGTATAGATGTTTTACAAGTTACTCTTATGATAAAAAGAAAAAAGAAATGAGATTACCGGACTCACAAAATTTGTCTATTCAAGTTTCCTCAGTAATGAAATTATTCGGCATAATAAAACTTTTTTCTGATAGTAATTTAACTGACTCACTAACTTATCATAGATATTTTATAATGTCATGTATGTCGAGTAACTCTAATGTATATGAGTTGGTTAATGACAAACTAAATCGACCTATCAAAACATCAGCTGAAGCCTATTTTATGTTTAATTCTAGTAAAAATTATAAGTTTGTTGATCTGTCGGAGCTGGATATAGATAATAGAAACGAAGTTGTAAAATTAAATTTTGATTTACCATTCTTCCCTGTAAACGTTGACAACACCTTATCTCTCATAGAGCTTATATACTCTATGTTTTATGGGGTAAAGAAAGGAACCAAACCAAAGTATTCTTATTGGGACACTGTAAAAACTTTTAATGAGATGGAAGGCAAATTTAGGTCATCATATGTAAAGAAGATATTTGAGGGAAAATTTGATTTTTCACTAGACAATTTATCTAATTTTCAATGCAATTACAGCCTACTTTTTAGATGTATGAGGAAAATGAATGAAAATCTGACAAAACCTATCCAGGAAATATATAAGGAAGATTTCTTGCCCAAAATTAATACGTTTACACTAGCTGATACCGCCTCCACAAAATCTTCCCTAAAGCCCAGCTTAGAGAAAGGACTTCGTTTTGAAAGTGTTATTGACATCTGTAAAGGGGAGGACTTAAATTTATCAGACTACTTTAGATTATATAACTCCAAATTGGGCGATCCTATTTACGTAGAAGAGATGTTAAAACCTGAGTGGACAAAAGCTGATAGAGAAGCATTTATTGGAGATATACATAGCATGACGCAGTTAAAAATATTTGAAGATTTTTTTCGATGCTTGTGCGAACATAGTAATCTTGAAATGATTAGTAAACCTGGTACTGTTAAAAACCAACTTTTAAACGAAGCTGTTACTAGACTCCATCCTAAAGACCAATATGTGTATCATAATATAGATAAAACCAAGTGGAATATGTACTGGGATTTTCAAAAAAACTTAACTATAATATTTTCCTTGAGAGATTATGTCCCCACACACTTCTTTTATTATCTTCTGATATGCTGTTTCAAGTTAAAAAACAAGAGACTAAGGATACCATTGGAATTAAATATAAATTCGGCACCCATATTTCTTGAAAGAGACTTAACATTGGAAGAGAAGAACTTATTTCTTGATGATAAAACTGGCAAGTTTGACAAAAAAGTAAAGATACATGAGTTTATCTATCTTTTAGATTTACAAAGAAGAGATAAAGGACCAAACTCTCTCCCTATAGGAACAAAAAGTTTTTCTTTAATTGAGTGGGGATTTTTAGCTGGCTTTGTAAACTTTATGTCTTCTTATGCTCATTGTGCTGTTGCTTCTTATGTAGAAGACATTGGCAATAGAATGAACATTAGAACTGAAATAAATTTCAGACATTCAGATGATTCACAAATGACTTTTCTTTATAATAAAGATTATGGTACAATCAAGCAATTTTCCAATTTGACAATCAAAATGAGGAGATTAATAGAAGAAAATTGTCAAATGAGAGATTCCTCAAAGAAGACAACCATATCATCTTCCTCCTTAGAGTTTTTATCTCAATACTTTATTTCGAGGAAATATATAATTCCTTATATAAAGTTTGCTGCTAATGTCGATGATTCATTACCCTTTTCTGGATATGTTTCTGATATATCTTCTGCTGCTGGATTTTGCTCTGACATTTACAAGTTAGGCTTAGAAGATGTTTATGCAACCTCTTTGTTTCTACTAATGCAGTATAACATAAGGGTCTACTATTCTCCCAGATATTCTCATGAAAAAGTTGTCATAGATGATTTGGAACTAGAAATAGAGCTAGATAAGGACAAAATAAATCCAAACAGCAAAATGTATTTGAGAAGAGCTACTCCTGAGATTATATTGGACTCATTCAAGGTGTCTGGAAATGATTTGAA